TTGCGGGCGCTTCTGGAAACGGAGGCGCCCATTTTTTTGGAATCCGTTATGGCAGCACAAGGATCGCGGCGGAGGGGCAGCCGCAAGCGGCGAATCAGCAAGCTATTGATCGACATTGAAGAGCGCCTCGATCTCAAGACCAACAAGGTGACGCTGGCGGATTTCATCCGGCTGACACAGCTTGAACGCGAGCTCGAAGAAGAGGAACAGCCGAGGGAGATTATCGTCACGTGGAAAGAGCCAGCGGAAAAACGCTGCGAATTGAAATAGACTATGTGCCGCTCCCCTCACAAAGTAAGTTTCACGGGTCGACCGCGAGGTTCAAAGGGTTCTCGGGTCCCATTGGATCGGGGAAGAGCCAGGCGCTGTGCCAGGAGGCGATACGGCTGAGTTACTTGAATCCGGGAAGGCAGGGACTAATTGGCGCACCGACTTATCCGATGTTGCGCGACGCCACGCTAACTAGTTTTCTCGAGGTACTCAACGGCAATCGAATCCGGCATGAGTTGAATAAGTCCGAATCGGTGTTAGTCATGAAGGACACCGGGTCGCGGATCTATTTTCGCGCGGTGGACGACTTCGAGCGGCTACGGGGCACCAATCTGGCGTGGTTTGGATTGGACGAGCTTACTTACACGGCCGAGGAAGCCTGGTTGCGGCTGGAAGGGCGCCTGCGAGATCCGCGCGCGTCACGGTTATGCGGCTTCGCGGTTTGGACGCCGAAGGGGTTTGATTGGGTATACCGCAGATTTGTTCGAGACGCCGTCGCAGGGTACCACGTAGTGCTGGCCCAGCCGTTTGAGAATCGATATGTGCTTGACAGAATTCCGGACTTCTACGATCGCTTGAAGGAAAGCTACGACGCGAAATTCTTCGAGCAGGAAGCGCTAGGAGAGTACCTGAATGTGCAATCTGGAGCGGTTTACGGGGCGTTCAAACGGTCGCGAAACGTCGGGATGGTTGAAGTCGACACCAGCCTGCCGCTGTTTTGGGCGCTGGACTTCAATGTGGATCCGATGAGTTCGATTGTTGCGCAGAGGAGCGGAGAGGAGATCCGGGTGCTGGACGAAGTGGTTTTGAGCCGCGCGAGCACGATGCAAGCATGCGAGGAGTTCCACGCAAGATATCCGAATCATCAGGCCGGAGTCGTTGTGTATGGAGACGCCTCGGGACAAAGACTGCAGACGGCTGGAACCACGGACTATCAGATCATCAAGGAGTATTTCCGGCGGACGGCATACAAGAACTCGAAGTTCCGCGTGCCTCCGAGTAATCCCAGTGTCCGAGAGCGCGTGGCCCTGGTGAACGCAAAGTTGTTCTCGGCGGATGAGGAAGTCCGGCTTACCGTGCATCCACGATGCACAGGGCTAGTGGCTGACTTAGAGGAAGTTACTTATAAGCCGGATAGCGGAATCATCGATAAGGATAAGGATTCCAAAAGGACGCATCTATCGGATGCGCTCGGTTACTTGCTCTGGCAAGAATACCGTCCGCGAGCGAAGTTCGGAGAGCAAGGCCGGCGATTAATTTAGGCGCGACGAGAACCCGATGAACTTAAGCACGGTTGGTCCAGACATTATCCACGAGCATCCGGAATACGCGTTGAAACGCGCAATGTGGCGACAGTATCGAGACTTGTACGCGGGTGGAGAACAGTTCAGGCTGAACGCGGATCAGTATCTGGTTCGCCGGCAAAAGGAGCCTGGAGACGTTTATATCGAGAGGCTGAGCCGGAGCTTCTACGAGAACTACGTCGGTTCGATCGTGGATTGGTATACGGCGACGCTTTTCCGGCGGGAGCCCGTGCTGACTTACGACGGAAAGAGTGAGCGCTCCCGTAAATTCTTTGGGCAGTTTGCCGAAGACTGCGATTTGAAAGGGACGAACCTGGCCGAGTTTTTCCGCAGGCAATTCGTGGAAGCGCTGGTATGTGGCAAGAGCTGTGTGTTGATCGACTTTCCCCGGCTGCACGAACCTGTTGGAACACGCGCGGAAGAAGACGAGCGCGGGGCCTCCAGAGCGTACTTAGTAGGTTACGCGGCGGATGAGCTTATCAACTGGAGTTATGACGATCACGGACAGTATCAATGGGTGGTGCTTCGAACGCAGAGCCTGCGTAAGGCGCGGCTGGAAGATATGGGCTGGTCCAAGCAGACCCGCTGGGTTTACTACGACAAAGAAAAGTACCGGATCTACGAACAGGCGGAAGGCGGAACGGACCGCGGTCCGATTGAGGTTGTGGCTGAAGGAAGGCACGGGCTAGCGAAGCAGTTACGTGTGCCGCTGGTGGAGCTGCGGGTCTCGGAGGGGCTGTGGCTGTTAAATAAGGCCGCGACATTACAGCTGGAGCACTTCAACAAATCGAATGCTCTGGGGTGGGCGCTGACGATGGGCTTGTTCGCGATGCCAGTAGTTTATTCGGAACGGGATTGGGATCAGGTGATGGGCGAGTCGTACTATATTCAGCTCGGTCCACAAGATCGGTTCGGATGGACAGAGCCGCAAGGCACCGTCTACCAGATTGCCGCGGACAATCTGACCAGGCTCCAAGAAGAAATTTACAGGGTATGCTATGTGACCCACGCGGGCGGATCAGTTTCCGGAAACGCAGCCCAATCGGGCGTGAGTAAGCAGCGCGACTACGCCATCACCCAAGAGGTTCTGCGGGCCTATGGAGACGCGATCAAGGATTCGATGAAGCGAGTACTTCGCGCGGTAGACACGGCGCGAGAGGACGGACTGAGCATCGATGTTTCCGGCATGGATGAGTTTGATATCGGGGATTTTGGGACAGAACTGGCCGATGCACAGCAGTTGCTGAGTTTGGGGATGAATTCACCGACGCTGCGAAAGCAAGTTTACAAAAAGTTGGCATTTCAATTCTTGTGCGACGTGCGGCAAGAGGTGAAGGACCAGATCGGGCGCGAGATCGATCAAGAGTGAATGATTCGTCGGCAGGAGTGCCGACGCTGCACGCACGAATGCGTGCGCCACGGGGAGGCATATGGAAGAGCCAAAGACGGATGGGGCGGAGCTGCGTTCTCTGATACGCGGTGTGATCGAGGAATTTGTACAGGCAGAGCAGGTGAAAGCGGAGCCAGCCTATAAGGCGGAACTGTTAGAGGAGCGCAAACGGCGCGAGGACTTAGAGAAGCGAGTAAACGATTTGGTAAAGGAAAATCACCGCAGCCGGCAAATGGCGGACGAGGCGGAGCGAAGCTCGTCGATTCGCACAGAGCTACAACGGTTGGGCGTAGCGAAAGTGGATCTGGCGTATCGTGCGGTGAAGGACGACATTCAGCGGCGCGACGACGGCCAGCTGATCGCGCGAGAAGGGCCTGGAGAAGTATCTCTTCGGGATTATCTAGCGCAGTTTGTGCAGGAAAATCCCGAATTGCTACCGGCCCGCATGACGGGTGGATCGGGGATGGGATCGGGGCCGAAGGTTGCCTCGAATACAGGCGGATTCAATCTGGACAAAATTCGGCCGGGCATGAGTCCGGAAGAACTGGAGAAGGTTCGCCAAGAAATCTCGAGAGTGGCGAGTCAAGCACTGCGAGGCATGTGAAAAGGGGCGCCGGGAGTCGGCTCAAAGAACCGTTATCCGGTGTAGGTTTGAAAATAACGAAACGAGGTAAAGGTTAATGGGAGCAATTACATCAGCAAATGTAGCAAATGCAATCGTGAAGCTAGTCGCGGTGGACGCGTTGCCGGCGCTGGTTAGTAACTTGGTCATGGGCAACTTAGTCAACCGGGACTATGAGCCGACCTTGGCGAATGCGGGAGATACGGTGAATGTGCCGATTCCACCTACGCTGGTAGCGAATAACATTGCGGAAGGCGGGACGGTTCAGACACAGAATCCAAACTTAGGGAACGCACAAATCGTGCTGAACACACATGCCGAAGCCACATTCCAGATCCCGGATGTGACCAAGGTATTGGCGGTGCCGGACTTACTGCGGTTGTATATGCAGCCGGCCGTGGTGGCTATCGCAGAGTCAATCGAGACCGATATTCTGAGCCTGTATTCGCAATTTAGCTCGAATGCAGCCGTCGGAACCGCTGGCGTCGCTCTGATCGAGAGTGTAGTGGACGCGGCAGAAACGGCACTGTTTTCGGCAAAAGTTCCGGCGTCGGCGAGTAAGTACCTTGTGGTTGATCCGATAAGTTACTCGGCCCTCAGACAGATTCCACGCTTTAGCGAATACTATTCCGCCGGTGATGCGGGGTTGCGCGCTTTGGTGGATGGCGCGGTGGGCAAGATCAAGGACTTCTTCGTGTTTCGATCGCAGCTGGTGCAGACGACTGGCAGTGGACCGGTGAACACTCACAATCTGGCGTTTTCCAGGGACGCGATAGGGCTCGTGATCCGCCGGCTGCCGCAACCGCTGCCGGGAACTGGCGCTATCGCGGAGTACGCGGAGATGGGCAATTTTGGAATCCGGGTGATCATGAGTTATCAGCCCAACACGCTAGCGCAGCAATTCACCGTTGATGTCCTCTACGGGACTGCGGTTCTTCGAAACTCGTTTGGAGTTCAGGTCAACAGTTAGTCAGAGGGGAAGATGAAGCAGCGCAAGACGCGGGCGGATGCGAGGAGCGTCTGTCCGCGCGCAAAGGGGACAGGATGGATTTGAGAGCGTTTTATCAAAAGCTACGGAAGATTGAACGAGAGATCAGTGACCCGCACGTAGTGGTTGTAAGCCACGAGACGCCCGACGGCGGGCGGCCTGGGCAATTAGCGGAAGTGTCGCGGACTATTGCCGCCCGGCTCATCTTAGAGGGGCGCGCCCGCCTGGCGACGGTTGAAGAGAGCGCGGAATTTCGGGCGGCAGCGCAACAAGGAGTACAAGAAGCGCGGCAGCGGGAAATGGCGGGCAAGGTGCAGGTGAATGTGATTTCGGAGGCCGACCTGCGCGCGCTTAAGAGCTCGGTGCGAGCGGAAAAGCGGTAGCGAGCGCAGCGGCGATGGCACTATTCACCGATGGCCCCATCAGTTCGGCGCAGAACCTTCAAGAATACGATTCATCGGTCCTGAGCGTTGCCAACGCAGAGGGTATCGATGTCGCCGTGAAAGTAACCCTGGCGCAACAAGATCTTGAGAATGAACTGATGTTGTTCCTCTTTCGGCGGGCGCCCTTTCGCGACTATCAACTGAATTTCAGGCAGCGGCCGGGTCTGGCCGACGTGGTGGTGACGGATGCGCTGCAACAGTGGCACATACTCAGGACACTCGCTTTGGTGTATCGGGACGCTTACTACAATCAACTGAACAACAGATATCAGGGTAAGTGGAGTGAATACGAGCAATTGGCGAAGGCAAGCTCGCGAACGTATTTTCAACTCGGTGTCGGTGTGGTCGCGGATCCAATTCCAATGGCGGCTTTGCCCGAGTTATCCAGTGTACCGGGGAGCGGCGCCGAAGAGATGTTTTACGTGGTTACGACTTGGGTAAGTGCGGCCGGGCAAGAAGGCGCTCCGAGCGACTACGCAACGTTTAACACCGCAGCCGGCGAGGATATGACCGTGACACTAGCGGGCCCCCCGAAGAACGCGGTTGGATGGAACGTGTATGTTGGACTGTCGCCAAGTGCGCTCGCGCGCCAAAATAACGCACCGTTGGCGCCGGGCAGCAGTTGGATCATGACTGGAGCGTTGAGTTCGGGTGCAGCGCTCACGACGGGGCAGCAGCCGGCCTGGTTCATCGTGGATCACCGCGTCATCGAAAGAGGTTGACCATGTTGCTTATCGCCGGCACAAGTACACAGAAGGTTGTGGGAGTGTTGGCCGCCGGCAGCGGTCTAGCCGCGGCCCTGGAAGCGTTGAGCGTGCAGCAGGGACTGACCTTGCCGCGGATCACGGCTCAGCAGATTATCGCTCAGAATGTGACGCCGGAGGTTTCCGACCAGAGTACGGTGGACAATTATCCGCTTGTTTACGTGTACTGCACCAAAGTGGTCAACGCGCTTCGGGAAAAGTTTCGGACGTTTTCCGGCGAAGCGCAGATGGTGGTGGAAGCCCGCGTGTCCCAGGATCGGCTAGATCAGATCGAAACTAACTTGCAGGCTTATGTCGACGCTATTACGCAGGTCTTGGACATCAGCCGCGGCGACTGGGGGGATGGAATATTCTTTGACGGCGGATACGAGGTTACGTTTGGCGGAGTGAAGCACGGCGGGCGAAACTTTCTGCAAATCGCGAAAGTCGCAATTGTTCTGGAGATCAGCGCGGGCTAGCAGTGTAGACTTCCTATGTCCTATATCCTTTCGAACGACAATCGGTTTTACGTTGCTCTGGAACAAAGCTACGGCGTTGCCGCGACGGTCAGCGCGGCTAATCGAATTCCCGCGGTGAAATTGACCGCCAAGCAACAGACCGAAAAGGTTCAGCGCGCGGATAAGACAGGATCGCGAACGTTTGCGGGGGTTCCCAGCGGGCTGCGAATACAGACCAGCTTCGGGTTGACGACTTACATGGCGACGTGGAACGATCCGGGCGTTCTACCGCCCTACGACCCACTGTTTCAGGCTTGTCTGGGTGCATCCGCGGCGCAATCGGCTGGCGGGAACGTTGCGAGTGCGAGCGGTTCGTCGACTTTGACGTTCACAGCGCCACATGGTTTGTCTGTGGGAGCGGCAGTTAGCAGTGGGGGAGAGATTCGTTTCGTCACAGTGGTCGTAAGTTCCGACACCGTTCAACTCAACGCCCCATTTTCGGTTACTCCGGCTACGAACTCACAAACAGGACCGACGGCCATGTATCAGCCAGCGGAGAGTCTCCCAAGCGTGACGCTGTTCGACTACTGGAGTCCTTCGACCGCAGTGCAACGCGTACTCGCGGGCATGGCTGTCGATACACTCTCGATAAAACTCAACGGCGATTTCCACGAGTTCGACTTCAGCGGGCAGGCACAGGATTTGGCGGACACCGCCAGTTTTGAGAGCGGGCAATTCGGTTTGTCGACCTTTCCGGCGGAGCCCACCGTAGCGCCGATCGACTACTCGATCATTCCAGGAAACCTGGGGCAAGTCTGGCTGGGAAGTTCGCCCGCGCGCTTTTACACCTTGACCGCCGCCACTGTAACGTTCAACAACAATCTCGACCTGCGGGCTAGCGAATTCGGCGCCATACTGCCCAGCGCGATTGCTCCAGGACAGCGGACGGTGTCGATTAACTTCAGCATTTTCGAAATGGATGACACGGCGACGGCGGGACTTTATCAAGCCGCCCGTCAAAGATCGCCCATCAGCGTCATGATGCAACTTGGGCAGCAACAGGGTGAGTTGTTCGGAATCTTCATGAATAGCGTGGTGCCAGAAGTGCCGGCCTTCGACGATTCACAAACGCGGCTGCAATGGCAATTTCAAAACAGCCGGGCGCAAGGAAGCGTGAATGATGAGATTTATGTCGCGTTCGGGTGATAAACGAAGGGATGTCGCGGCGCCCCAGGAACCGATTTCTCCCAATGGCGCTATGCACTACGATAGCGTCGTTTCGATTGACTCCAAAGTAGCACCGGGAGTTAGATTCGCGATCCAGCGCATCTCGTTCGGGCGGCGCATGGAGCTGAGCAGGCGAGTCCGCGAGATCAGCCGAAAGGCGGAGTTTCTCGAGGCAGGCACGGAGCTGCACGATAAAATTGAAGCCAACATTCTGGCGCAGGAAATTGACGCGCTGTACTTACAGTGGGGACTGGTAAGGATCGACGGCTTAATCATTGATGGCCAGGCCGCCACCACCGTGCAGTTACTCGAAAAAGGTCCCGAGGATCTAGCCCGTGAGGTTGTCGGTGCGATCAAGGCGCAGTTCGGGTTGAGCGAGGCAGAAAGAAAAAACTGATCGTCGCATTCCATTTTCAACTTGGAAACAAAACCGCGTGGAATTGCGACATATGCAGAAAGAGCGGTCTGGAGCGAAAACGGCGATGCGGGTGGCTGGAGCATGATGCCGATGCGATCGCACCGATCGTATGGGCACGAGGCAGAACATCTCTGGCGACCTGTCCGACCTCGTACATCTCAGCGGAGAGTATCTCGCTGCTGGAGGAGTTCCATGCTTGGAAGCTCCTTGGCGCGGGAAGCGTTTACGAGTTGCCTGCGCGTCTGGTGGAAACGATCTTTGTCTTGGAGAACGAACTGAGGGCGGAAAACAACGATGGCCGGAAGTAAGTGGGAAGATCTTCTGCCGGCGAGCAGCGCTGGGAGCGCCTCGCGAAGTGACTTACTCGGGCAACTGGCCGCATCCACGGGCAGCGGCACTGGCGGCGGAGTGGGCAGTTCCAGCGTGGGTCTGGCTCAAAGCAGCACCTCGGATATTACGGAGCAGTTGACTTCTCTAACAACGCAAATCAGCAGCCTCACCTCGATCCAACAATCGCAAATCAGCGCACTGCAAGATAATACGCAAGCGCTGGCGCAGAGCACCACATCCAAGACGAGCAGCGGATCTTCCGTTGGCAGTACGGTTGCGAGCGCTGCGTCGAGCGTCCTGGGCGGTGGTCTGAGTAGCCTGTCGCCTTTGATCGGCGGGCTCCTGAGTCTGTTTGGAGGCGGCGGTCAGACGCTCGCGGAGCCACTTCCGTTTATGCTGCCGTCGCCGGTGGAATCGACCGCGGGACTGACGGCGAATGCGCCTGGACAAATGGTTCCGGTTAGTTACGGAAATACGGGCCAGCCCCGCGCACAATCTACCGCAGCGTCACAAGTCACTGTGCAAGTGAACGCGATGGACAGTCAATCGTTTCTAGATCACAGTGATGATATAGCAAATGCGGTAAAACAGGCAATCTTGAACTCTAATTCGCTAAATGACGTAATTTCCAGCCTATAGATTATGAGCACTTTTCCGACATTGAAGACCGGGGCCGTGATGCAGTATCCCGCGCCACGCGGATTGCAGTTCTCGACGACGGCTTTGGAATTCGTGGATGGCTCCGAACAGCGTTTCTGCAATTACCAAGCGGTGCTTCACAGCTGGGTGATCCGGCTTAGTCTGCTGGATCAGAGCGAGTTGCAAACGTTGCAAGAATTCTTCCGCGGCATCGTGGGACCAGCGGAAGACTTCGCTTTCAGGGACCCGTTAGATGGCACGAACTATCCTAGCTGTAGCTTGGCCAGCGACAGCATGGCGGCTGTGCTGGGAGGCGAATGGAATGGCGAAACGTCGCTAACTGTGCTGGAGAACGGAAGCTGAGATGCTCTACTATCCGCAGCTCACCACCGGCTCCATCGCCCAGTTCCCGGTTACACGCACCGTCAATATGCGAACAGTTGCAAATCAACTTCCGAGCGGCTTCACGATCCGCATGGCCGATACAGGCGCACAGAAGGTGCAGTGGCGGCTTGTATATTCGGATCTCACGGATGGCGAACGATCGGCTCTTGAGAGCCTGTTTGAAGCTTCCGAAGGCCAACTGAACACGTTCACCTTCTTAGATCCTACCGACAATTTATTGATGTGGAGTGAGGACTGGACGCAATCGGCGTGGACGCCCGATGCGCTGTTGCAGGTTGCCGGCGGGATGCCGGACCCACTGGGGGGAAGCGCGGGGATGCAGCTCACGAACACCGCGCAAACCACGCAACGGATCGTTCAGAACACAAGCGGACCAAGTTGGTTCGTGTACTGCTACAGCGTCTATGTACGGAGCAATGTGCCCGCGACAATTCAGCTGGTTGTGACCGCGACAGGAGAAGCCTCACTAACGGCGGTAACCACCGGCGCGGCGTGGACCCGGGTGACAGCCGCCGGCGGCCTCTCCGTTGAGCAGGATGGGATTGGCTTCGGAGTGCAATTGCCGGCGGGCGTCCAAGTGGATGCGTTCGGCGCTCAAGTGGAAGCACAGCCGGGGGCGGGACTTTACAAGCAGACCATCGACCTCGGCGGCGTCTATTCGAGCACGCGGTTTTCTTCCGACTTACTCTCCGTAACGGCCACCGCACCGAACCAGCACTCATGTCAGATCGGCTTGATCAGCAGCCTGTAATGCGACACGAGAACGGAGCGCCTCTCGCACAATGACGACGATCGACGTGTTGAAAGAGCTGGAGGTTCCCGGCACGCCACTGCTTTTGTTCAATTGTACGCTGCCAACCGGCGACGTTCAGTACTGGAGCACTCATAACGTCACGGTAAATGGCCAGCAATACCTGAGCCGAGTGCTCAAGCACAATATCTTCGATCTGAACTCCAGTCCGGAAGCCGCGACCGACGGTGTCTCCACAGTCTCCATCACACTTGCCAACGCAGACTCGTTTCTTTCCTCGATTGAGCGCAACATTGGATGGAAACGATCGGACCTGGCGGTCACCTTCTTGTTCTTCGACCTGACGAACCAAGTGGTGGTGTCAAACAGCCAGGTAGTCTTCCGTGGAATCGCAAACCCGCCGGATCAATCCACGGAATCGACATTGCGTCTCAGTTTCACAAACACGCTGAACCTACAGCGGGTCTTTTTGCCGACGGTGCGTATTCAAAAGACATGCCCGTGGAACTTTCCAAGCACCGCGGCGCAGCGGCAGGAAGCGGTCAGCGGCGGAACGTCGGAAGTGTTTTCGCCTTTCTATCAATGCGGATATTCGGCGGATCAGATCGGCGGCGTGGGAAATATGAATGCGGGCGCCCCTTACACTAGCTGCGATTATTCGCGCACTCAATGCCAACAAAGAGGGATGTTCGACACGGATAATCAAAATAACGTGACGCGGAGGTTTGGCGGCATTGAATTCGTGCCGGCGTCGATCATTGTGCGCACGTATGGCTCGAAAACATCGCAATTATCCATTCCTCTGCCGAACCAAGCGCTCTATAATGACTTTGTTCCGCTGATCTACGGTACCGGATGGTATCAGCCGCCGATCGTGTTTGCTCTAAACGACGGCAATCTCACACACTTCGAAGTTCTGCTGGGAAGCGGCCAAATCAGCAGCGTTATTACGGTTATCGTGAACAACACCCAGATCCCAGTCGGAGTGAACGGAACAAATATGACGGCGACGGGTTGGTACAACGTCATCAGTTATGGAACCAGGAATGGCACTTTCAATCCGGACTTCAGCAATTCTTTAGGACAACCGTTAGGCGATCCCTACGGCAGCATGGCTTTCATGTCGCTGGTGGTGCCCAACTCGATTTCCAATGGGACATCGTTGCCCGACGTCGAGGTCCTGATTCAAGGCCTTCAACTCGCGCAATTCGATTCCAATGGTAACTACATAAACAATGTATTCACTAACAATCCAGCCTGGGTGATGCTAGATACGATGCTGCGCAGTGGTTGGAACCTGTCGCAACTCGACATTCCAACGTTTGCGGCCGTTGCGCTGCGATGCAACGAACTGGTCCCCACAGTGGACGTGAACGGCAACAGTACTACTATTCCTCGCTATCAATGCAACTTTTTGCTGACGGGGAGCCGGAGCGCCGGCGACATCGTTCGCGGTATTCGGACAGGTTCGGCGATGTACCTCAGTTTTGATTCAAACGGACTGATTCAGCTCAATGCGGAAGACACGCTGGCGAACCAGCAGCCAACACAGTCGGCGAGCAGCAATAGCACCGAAGAATTGAACGGCGGTTGGCCAGCCTATGAATTCGGCGATAATGCGTTTTCAGGCATCGTGCGCAGCGCCAACGGGACGCCCTCGCTCACGGTAACGTCGCAGAGTATAGCCAATACGCCGAATCAATATACGGCTGAATTTCAAGACCAGTTTAATGATTACCAGCAAGATAGTCTATCGTTGGTGGATATCGACGATTTCGTGCTGACGGGCCAGGAGGTCACGACTACCCTAACGGCGCTCGGCCTTCCAAATTTCGATCAAGCAAACCGAGCAGCGGCGCTCCAGTTATATAAGTCGGTGCAGGGCAACACATATGTCCAGTTTGAGACGAGCGTGAAAGGCGTGGGGCTAAAGCCAGGCGACATCATCACGTTGACCTACGCCAGGGAAGGCTTCAGCCGGCAGCCATTCCGGATCACCAAGCTATCTCCGGGAGTCAATTTCATTACGGCTGTTATCACTGCACAGATTCATGACGACGCTTGGTACACGGTGGTCAACTCGGATGCGGCAGGCTCGGGGCCCCAGGCTCCCTCCGATGTTGGACTGCCCAGGCCGCTGGTGGGCAGCGTTCTCGATAGCAATGGAGTGGAACAGTTTGGAATCTCGGAAACCTCCACGGAGAGCACGGATGGAAGCGTTACCGAGAGTCTGGCGGTGTCCTTTTCGGTTCCGGCAAAGCCGGCGGCAAGCTCGGCGGGCATACCGCTGATGGGCCTGAACGCTCAAGTGAATAACAGCGGGGGAACCTTGGCCGGAGGGCAGGTTTTGTATTACGGGGTTAGCGCGGATGACGTGAACGGGGACGAGGGGGGGCTCTCATTTATTGCAACGGTGAACGTCCCGGCGGGAGACAACACAAACCAAGTTACTCTTGTGAGTCTTAGCTTTTCGCCGAGTGCTGTTTCTTTCAATGTCTATCGCGGACCTAACCCTACGCAGATATTGATGATCGCAAGCGCCCAGTCGATCGCCGGTCAGTTCGTCGACTCCGGACTAACGGCATCGTTGCAGGGTCCGCCGGACCCCAATTACGATCACGCCAATTTCTATTGGCGTTTGGAACTGCAACCTCCCGAGCAGGTAAACATATTCTCGGCGACCACCGTCGGCAGCAGTACGCTGAACATGGTGCTCAACCTGTACAACGGCGCCACTGCGAGAATCACCATGGGGACTGGAGCAGGGCAGGAGCGAACTATAGCCTCCAACACGGCCACTACACTTACTGTCACTGCGCCATGGAGCATCCCCCCGGATAGCACGAGCTTCTTCCTGATAGCTGACTCCACTTGGCAGTTCGGAGCTTCCAGCAACGCGTCGCCAAGCTCGTTTGCCGTGCCGAATCGCCAAGGAGTAACCATTCATGTTTCCGGCTTGGCCGCGAACGTCCTGAACCAGGAATGCGCGTATGCATTGTCGCCCCTTACGCGCTGGACAATCACGGGCTCGACGGGTACCCAGGTCGATACCGATGTGTCGGGACAGCCCGTCTTCGGACTCTACGCGATCGGCGCCGGCAGTGTTGAGGTGCTGGGGGTTGCGTTCTCCGACTTAACCAATACTTTATCCATTAGTGCAGGCACGTTAACGCTGGCATATTGGGATGAGTTGAACGGCCCTTCCACGATCTTGCTAAGCGCCGCGATGGGTACGAGTGATGTTTCATTCAGCGTGGCTACGGCCGTGTCAGCGTCCAGCGGCGATCTGGTGCAGATTGATTCGGAAGTCATGATCGTCCATCAGAGCGTGACAAACAGTACAACTGTTCCCGTCACCCGCGCGTCTCACGGCACTGCCGCGGCAGTTCACGCCGCTCAGGCGGGCGTCTATCTCCTCGAAGAAAAGATTTTCGTCATGCCGTTCGCGCAAGACTTCTTCGGGAGCCCGTCCAGCGGCAGTTATGCGTTTCCGATAACGATTCCCGACGTTCGGATCGCAGCCGCCGAGCTGTTCATGACCAACTCGAGAGGCAACAGTAGCGTCGCAGCGGAATCGTTCACCAATACCACGGACTTGGGTCTTAGAAGCCTCCTGGGAGGGCAACTGACTATTCAAATCGAGGGTCCTTTGGCGATTCAGACCAACGCGGCGCCCCCGCTTGTGGTGGACACTTCGTGTTCGGTGCGGGACGTTTCCGCTGTCGTGCAGGACGCGCCTACCGCAGCGCCCGTAACCATGCAGGTGACTCAGAACGGAAATGTCTATTGCGAGCTGACAATCGCTACTGGCGCGACTGCGTCCAATGTCGTGGACGGCTTTGCGCTTGGGCCGTTGCAGGCTCAGGCAATCATTGGTCTGAACATCACGTCCGTGACGCAGACCGCTAACACGTCGCCAGGCTCCGATCTTACCGTGACGATTCGACTGTAGAAGGTCTTGAGCACATGCCTTTGCAAAAACTGCAGCCCGATGGAGATCTGCAATGCTACTTCTTCGAGCCATCGGCGATTGCCGCTCTGAGTTCAACCAGCGCAACGGGATTCACCGTGTCGGGCACCTGGCGGCAGCAGTTTGACTGGGCCGTGATCGAGTGGAATCGCGACAACGTTTTCGAGCACCCCGCGTTTCGCTCCTTGCCCGATAGCGATCTTAGTGGATTGACGTTGAGTTATCTGGAAACACGGGAAAACTGCATTCCATTAGATTCCGATTTGTATGCCACCGTCAATTGGCCCACTCTTCGAGTCTGGGCTAACAACGGAAGCGGCGAACAAATCTACCAAATCCCACTGACGAGTTACGCAACTCCTACCGAGGGTAGCTATCAAAGCGCGACCGTACAGTTCACGCTGAGTGGGACAGTTACTGCTGGAGACTATGTCGGGATCGCATTTCTGTCGGAGCATTATCCCTATCTGATGAATTCCGGCGACACGCTGGCCTTCGCAATTCAGAATATCGTTGCGGGAATCAATGCGTTTTCGGCAACCATGCAGGCCTCCGCCACAAGCACGACGATCACAATTGCGTATCTAGGTACGGGCCTTCCTGCTAACAGCACCACAGGAGCGAACGGAAACATTATCGGTGCGTACACGTATGTTTCGGGCAGCCAGACAGAAACGTGGGACGGGCTCTCAAAATTATTTTCGGGTGGGACGTCGCCATCGCAGTGGCAAATCACTTTGCCCTTCGCGACGCTGGTGGATCCGGTGCTCGGCGTGATTCCGGCCACCGCGGTCCGGAAGTTGCGATGGACATATTCGGCTGCTCTCCAGGCCGGAGCTTTCGTTCGCAGCGAATTTCAAGTGGTGGTATCCAACTGGACGGTTACTGGCACGGGGCGGCCTTACTCGGTCGCCGGTCCGGGAAGTCAGCGCATCGAAGACGATTCGAATCTAGTGCAGTATACGGGCACGTGGACCAGCGAGGGTGGCAATTACTCCGGCGGCACCATTCATTCCACGAGCGTGACTGGATCGGGCATTAGTTGCACTTACACGTCTTCACAAGACCACTCTCTATACTTGGGAACCAGACTCGTCGATCCCGGTACGCTGATTTCTATTGCTGTTGACGCCGGGCGCCCCTTCACTGTGAACTTGAATGTCCCCAGCGAAGACGTTCTAATTCGAACTCTGCTAGGGCAGCTTGGTTCGGGATCGCATACTGTGACGGTAACGCAAGTTGGCGACACTGGAACTTACTTTTATTTTGACTTTCTCGAGATCGCCATCGTAGCGACGACGCTGCCCACCGAGACCGTTGAGACGAAGCTCGCGGCAGCCACGGACTGGGATACCAATCATTCCCTTGCGCTGGCGCCGGAACGCACGGCAGGGATGATTTATTCACTCGGCTTTCGGGCTCGCGTGAATCACTATGTGGGCGCGCTGTGGTTTTATGAGCTAAACTGCGTCGGCCAGGAATATGCGTCCGCCACGGTTACCTTCTCTGGATCGCCGGATCCAAACCTCATTACTCAGATCATTCTCGGCACAACCGGCCAGCCCGCTTCGACGGATACTACGATCGAGCATTTGAATCTCATCGGCGACACCACTGAGACGCTGGCGACAGCCTTTGCGCTCCAGCTGAATAACGGTTATACGGCGGTCTGGGGTCAAGCCAGCGGCAGCCAGGTCACGATTTATTCGCGCGCCATGGGTTCGGCGGGCAATGCGATCACCCTCGCCACCAGTGCGAACACCACCGACCTGACGATCGCCATCTCCGGCCCCACTCTGTCGGGTGGCGTGGACGGCAACTGGTACACGGACCTCGAAGTGATTCCCCGTCTGAACCGCGCGGCACGCGACTGGAGTCAGAGCTATTTTACGGCGCTCGCCGGCTACGGATACGATGCGACAGCGTCATTTAGCATGGAACTCGGCAACGGCGATCCATCGGCGGCTGCTGGCATCGCGCAAGTTTATCCCGATAACGTCGCCGTGATTGTGAGCACTCCCGCGCTACAAACCAATTTTTCGCCTGCCAGCGCGGCTTTCTGGCAACAGGTGTATCTGGACATGGCGACCGTGCTGACTGCCGCCGGACTAACTCCGTATTTGCAGTTTGGTGAGGTGCAATGGTGGTATTTTCCCGATGACGGTTCTGGAATGCCGTTTTACGACGCCTCCACGACCAGCACATTTGAAGCGCAATATGGCCAGCCGATGGCCGTGATCACGAGCAATACCGTCGACCCTACAACAGTTCCGAACGAGGCCGTTTTCCTCCCGGGCTTGATCGGCGCCTTCACCGCTCAGATGCGCAGCTTCGTTCGCGCCACCTATCCGAGCTGCCGGTTTGAGGTGCTGTATCCTCCCGACGTGAATGCTTTCCCGCTCACCAGCGTCATCAACTATCCAGCCACCGACTGGACGCCCGCGAATCTGAATTGCCTGAAGACGGAAAACTTCACTTACACAGCCGATCGCGACTTAGACCTGACGGTCACATCCATGAATTTCGCAAACACTTACGGATTCACACCCTCCGAGCGGAGTCATCTGGTAGGTGTCAGCGACCCGTCCACCGCGTGGCTCAAGGAAGTGAGGCTGGCCCAAGCAGAGGGGTTCGAATCCGTCGTACTGTTCGCGTTAGACCAGATGTGCTTAGTTGGCTATTCACTGCCTCTCCCGACCGGTATGCACCGCAGCGCACGGCTCGGCTAA